TGGAACAGTTTCTAAATCACCTAATTCAGGTTCACCGATTAATACTTGCCATTCTACTGGCATCTTGATAACTCTATCACCAACACGTAATACCAGTGCTGGAGAGTTAAATGATTCTAAGAATATTAGGGGTATATAATGATAATCTACGTTTGCTGGTGTAGAGTTATCTAGTATAGCGAATCGTAAATCATCGATTTCTTCTGGTAATTCAGTTAAATCGTATGCGATATTGTCTAGGGTTAGTATTTTCATTGTGTTATTATATCAAGTGTTAGTATATTTGTCAACATTAACGGTAATATATTTTCTCTAATTGGAAAGGATACTGCGCTTCTTTATAGAATTGTTTACGTTTGGTTAAATGTCGTTTGGCGAATTTACAAGTACTAGTTACATCCCAGATTTGTACATAGTCTTTATCCTCAGCTTTTCGTAAACCACGCCCAATACTTTGAATAACTCGTACAAAACTCTTACCAGGCTCAATAAGCACAACATTGAAAAGGCGCGGAACATTAATACCCACCGCTGCCACGCCATACGTTGCCACCAAGATTTTATCATCGACATCTGCTACCTCTCCATAATGTTCTTTTCTATCTTCGTCTTTAGTACCACCACTGACGAATGCTGCTCGTTCACCTAGTCTAGCTACTAATTCTTGTCCTGCGTTGATACGGTCAACTAATACTAGTGTATTACCTGATAATGCTATCTCGCTTATTCGTTGTGCTATTGTATCTAATCGTTCTTTATTATCTAATAAGAACTTTAACTCGCTTTGATAATTAGCAAAATCAACTTGGTCGTCTAGTTGTAATATGTTGACATTACACTGTGCTAGTACACCCTGGTCTTGTAAATCACGTGCTGCTAGTTTACCTACTACTTCTCCCAGTGATACACGTAGGGCTTCGCTTTCAAACTTCTCTTTAGGTATAGTGCCAGTCAAGCCCCAACGAATAGGTATATGACTCATTACCCCAGTCAACATTGTCTTAAGCGCATCAGCTTTAGCCATGTGAACTTCATCAACCATCACGCATACTACATCTTCTAAGAACTCTCCGATAGTAAGATCACCCTCATCTAAGTTACCTGATTTAGTATTCTTTAATAGATTGTTTAAACTTTGCCATGTACAGATAGTATGAGTTTTACCTATGTCTTTTCTATCACCAAAGTAAACTCCTACATCTAATCCTAAATTAATGTAATCTGCTTCAGTTTGTGTTACTAATGATTTGTTAGGTACAATAACTATTGTTCTACCCAAGTTCTCGCATGAATATGATAGTGTAGCTGTAATTAATGTCTTACCAGCACCAGTAGCAATTTCTTGTAAACATTGTGGATTGTTTAAGAATGTGTTGACTATCTCTATTTGATAATCTCTGAGTTCAACTGGCTCTCCAGCTTTGGGATGACCTTTGGGCCAAGTCTTATGCTTGAATGTATCTGCTGATATCGCATTGAATGTAACTTGATTACTATAAGTGCGAGTATCAACCAACTCTACGTTGTATCCCCACTCGTCTAGCTTGGGTACAATTTCAGGCAACAGATTAATATAAGTAGAACCGCCTAGTTGAAAGAATGCTATCTTACCATTCCATCTTCCTAATTTAACTGCTGGCAAATGTCTAGCATAGGGTACTTCATGCTCGAACATTTTCATTAGTCTACGAGCATCGCTGACCTCTAAGCCTTTTAGCTTACAGTTGACTTCATCCGCTACTGTGATTATACAAGTTTTCATAACATAATATTACTTTATTTAGATAGATATGTCAATACAATAGGTGAAAAAAGCCCTGCCGAAGCAGGGCTACTAACCATAATTTCTGATAAAGGAGGTTTTATGGTTAAAATGAATTTTTCATACATGTATTACGGGCAAGTGCTTGCCATTTTTCTGGACTAATCTTAACCAAGTCAGCCAACTTCAATGCCATACGTAACGATACTTCACGTAACTGACTCAAGTTGATCTGCATAAAATCAAGAACCATGTCGCCTTCGTTATTCTGAAAGTCATAATCTTTGAACAAACCGCCTGAATCTTTAGTATCACGGTCAACTTGACGAATACGCAACATCTTATCACGTTCTGTATCAATAGTTAAATCTAAGAAGTGACAACGTGATTGTAATGCGTCAAGGTGATCCTGAAGTTTTTTCGATTTAATATTACCGAACTTCAAGTTTGTAATAAAGATTACAGCACCTTTGAATTCAAATTGATCTGGCACACCTTCACGGCGCAACATGGAACTATCACTGTTCCAGCAAATTCTACGCTTTTTACCTGAATCAAGTGCTGCTTTCAAAATGTTTAGTGACAAGTCATCCATTAAAATTGAATCACAATCGTCAAATACTAGAACATTTTTAGGATCACTAAACTTGTACAGAGTACAATACAAACCAATAGCAGTCATGGCACCTTTGACTACTTCATAACGTACTTTACGGTCAGCAAGTCGGTCAAACATACTTGCTTTTTCCATTTGTTGCTCAACACCAAACGATTTACCTACGCCGGGAGGGCCTGAAACGATAAGCGCACGAACAGCACCTGAAATAGTAGAATTAGCCATTTGATCTAAAATGTCAAATCGTTCTTTAATACGATCCATAGCTTCTTCATCAGTTTCTACTTTAGCAACAGTTGCTTTTTTAGTATTAAATGCTATGCTATTATTACTCACATTTTCTCCTGTAGAGTTGTCATCAACCGCTAGTATCTCATAATCCCTATTCGAAGTCAAGCGAATACGGTTAACGCTGCCATTATTATCTACTACAATATAACCACCTTTTCTGTTAGTTTGGTAGTCGCCTAGCATCTCAAAGCAGCGGTCGCTTACATCATTGCCTTTGGTATCTACACCAGAAATGACACGAACGAATGTTTTCAATTTCATAATATCTCCATTGCTCACATAAAAACATATTATAGCAGTTTGGAGATTCAATGTCAAATGTTGTCAAAATAACAACAGCCCCGAAGGGCTGCTGAGACTATTGGGTAAAAAGGTAGTCAACCCCTGCTTAGCCTCAAGCGGCTATGCGGTAATCGCTATCATTTGCGTTTACTATTTTTATGCTGATTACGTCAGTCAACTCTCGTGTAGATCCTTTGAATACTCATTCGTCAATCGATACTATTTCAGGCCCATCAGAAACATACTTCGTCCTGCAGTACGGTCCTTTTCACAAAGAGTCGCACGGTCTGCAAATATGTTTCTGGTGGACCTGCCCGGTACCGCCCCGGGGTCTTGTCCGTTCTTTCTTCTTAGGCGTTATACTACAATTTCTTATTACAACAATTCTTTAATTATATTTTATAACCAATAATCATAAATCTATTGTATTCAGATTCTGGATCTTCTAAAAGTTTTCTACCAGAATAAATTACTGACATTGGAAATTTTCTTACTATATCTCGTTCTGATACAAATTTATTACCTGGATCGTTGTCACGTGCTTGCAAGGCTATTAAAGTATCAGCAGGTATATTTTTGAACCACGATGTACCTGACATATCAGTAAGACTAGTATTAATAACTAATCCGTTTTTACCTAACTGACGATAATCTAAGGTATTAGCATCTTTCAACATATATTCTACATTTTCGACACCAGCAAAATTCATTATTTTTTTACTGACATCAAGCATATGCTTATTTGTTTCTACGTTTATGATCTTTTTAAATTTGATTCGACTAGCTAAATCTAAGTACAGTGCCATATTTCCAAACCAAGAACCTAAACAATAAATTGTATCAAACTCAGTTTGAATTTTTTCAAGTTCCTGTATAAGCCACATTTTACTCATGGTTAAATCGTGAGTAAAACTACCCTGTAAGGAATATCCGCTAGATTCTGTTAGTTCATTTGTACGCATCCAGTATTTATTCTTTGTCCCTATCGCTGGTTTCATCCATTAAAATAGCATAAATTCCTATGCCTAACATAAGGAATAATCCTGCTATTAGAATGTAGTAATATATCTGATCAGCCACGTTTACTCCTGTCCATTTACAGTGATACCATTCTCTTTAAGACTAGCATCGAATTTATTACGCTGAGTAGCATACCAGCCCCATCTGGCAAAGAAACCCAGTCCGGGGTTAGGACCTTGACCTTCTAAGTAAGCATCTAGTAATTCGAAATATTCTTTTTCAGTAATGTTAGTTACCATGATTATCCTATTACATAATCTTCCATGCCAGCAGTCTTAAGTTTAACTAAGTGTCCCATCATAAAGTTTTTACTCTCTAATCCTTTGAGAACACCTAACCACTTGTTTCTAAGTAAGGCTACTTCATTGATTAAGGTTTCATAGTCAATGACTTCTGTTTCACCATCAACATACTTTTCAGCATCACGTGATGTCAAGGCACGATTATATCCTTCTAAGTATTTTTGAAAGTGTTTGCGTCTAATCTTACGTAACTGGATATTTAAAAAATTAAGCACCGCTTCAATGTCTTGTAACTGATTAAAGCGATGCTCAGTAACTCCAGGCAACTGCTTAAGGTTAGTTTCTAGTAT